GATCGTGTCAATTGGGCTGCGATTATTCAGTTCTTTAAAGATTTACACGAGCAGGTTAAGAAGACTCCTTTGTCTCGTCCTAGCCGTAGCCGTGGTTTGCCTGTGCGTTTGGTGCAGGGAAAGTTAGCGGAGCGTGGTTTCAATCCGGGTCCTGTGGATGGGGTTTACGGTAAGAAGACAGGTGATGCTGTTAGAGAGTTTCAAAGAACACAGGGTTTTTTGAAGGTTACTGGTGTGGTGAACGGTGATACGTTTGGCGCACTGTTTATACAATAAGGATATATTATGCCAAAAGGTAAAGGATATGGGACGTTTGAAGAAACGTTTGGTTCACAGGATGAACAACTTTATGACTCTACATCTTCATTTAACATGTGGGACGTAAGTCAAAAGGCTAAGAAAGCCGCATCATTTTTGCGGAACACTAAATTAGGAAACGCCGCTTATGGTGGTCTTCCTTTTCATAGAGATCATTAATGAAAGTAGGTTATGATGCCACATAAATTGGATGGAAAATCCCCGAGGGTGCCTGCAGCGGGCAAGGTCTTAGTTGACTCTGTTCGTCGTGGGGGTAATCAGGGTTCTCTCACTGGTGACGCTATGTTACGAATGAGTAACGGAATGCGCGCTAAATTTGATGAGAACGACTAATGGGGCGTAAAAAACCTCGTCCAAGATATTAATCTAATAAAGGAAAAAAATTTGAAGAACATGTTTGATGTATTGGAACGTGCTGGGTGGACTTTCGCTCAGGCTTTCCTTGGTGTTTTCGTTGTTGCTGACTTGTCGTCAGCGAAGGGTGCAGGTATCGCTGGTTTAGCAGCGGCTGTGTCTGTTCTTAAAACTATTGTTAAAGATAAAGTAGCGAAACACTAATGGAAGAGTCTTCTCTTGATGTAGAGTGGAATAAGTTCATTGAAGATCAAGGGGAGAGTATTGAAAAAGAAATATATGAGGAGTTGCAAGAGACTGCGAATATATTTGATGTCGAAGATGGTACTCATGCTAAATGGACTAATGACAGGGTTCTTGGTTTGCTTCTTGTGTTCAATGAAGATGAAGCAGAATTTTTGTTGGCAGCGTTTCACGCTGGCATTGAGGGAATTGAAGACGCATCTTATTCTTGGGCTGCGTGGGTGACATCGTTAATGGGAATTATTAAACAATCTCTTTATATTTTACCTGACGATTAATCACGCAAATAGCCTCTAACTGCTGGTGAGTCCACCAGTGCGTCTACTAGTCGTAGGCGTATCTTGTCGCGTCTACGTGCAAGTGTGGTTTTTGGTATACCTAGCACTGCTCCTGCTTTGCGTAGAGACATGCCTTCTATGAGGAGTCTTTCTGCTATCCATAAGTCTTCGGGTGACAGGCTTTCAAACGCTTCGGCTAATGCTTCTTTAAGTAGGAGTGTTTCTTCGAGTGGTGTTACTTTACGTGGTGCGCCGGGGGCTTGTTCCATTAACGCTTGGAGGTGGGTTAATGGGCGTGTGTCTGAGGTGCAACCTACTACGTTTGGGAGTCCTGCTGTTGCCATCCATACTATTGTGTCTGGGTCGTAAGAGTATTCTCGTTTTTTTGCCATTCCGTCACCTCGTGGAGGAACTTCTCGGCAATTACTCTGGTGTTGTCAGCGTCGTAACCTGAAGGCTCTCCTAATCCCCATGCTTCGTCGTGGTCTATCCACCCGAGCATTTCTACTTCTCTGAATTCGGGTGGTACTGGTCGTACCACGAACAGGATCAGTCCTTGTCCTAGTTGCCTTTTTCTTACGGCTGCGTTGTTAGATGTTCTAACTCTTCTTACTTCTATGTTGTGTCCTACGTCTGCACGTTTACGGTTTTCTGCATGCCGGTTGCCTGCCCAAACGTGTCCTCCCCAGTATTGGTTGGTTACTCGTGCTACTGCCAATTCCCCTATTGCTGCTGCTACTTGTGCGGATCTGTCATCTTCCATGTATTCGCGCTTATAATGGGAAGCATCTTGTTTTTCCCAGTTTTCCGTAAAGCGTCTGATACCTACATGAGATGCCCATTCATATTCCCATTTTTCTAATTCAATCAGAATCAATTTGGTTTACCTTCACAGCGCTGATACGAACTACTTGTTTGTCATCTTCCCACGCTGTCCCGTTGAGTGCATCTAATGTGAGTTTGACATAGTTGTCTATGTCTCCTCTCAGGGTTGTAGCATCATGTGGTGATTCCTGTATTGTAATTATACTACATTCTGGCGTGTAAGTTAAGGACACTTCTACTGGTCCTTGCATGGTGCCTAAGTCTGCTTCTTCCCATGCTGCTCGTATCGCTTTCTCTTCATCGAGAGTTGCTTTAGGTGTGAACACCTGTCCTTTTTTGTTGTGCCTTGGTCTTGCCTTGGCTTTGGGTCTACGATTTATTTTTAGTGTTGTACTTTTCACGGTCTTTCCATGCGTCTGTGTGTGCGCTGTCTATTAGTCTCCGTAGTCTTTGCTCACCGTCGGTGCGTAAAGCGAACTTGCCTCCCCAATCTGAGTCGGCTGAAGTTAGTTCTTTCATTATGTCCCCGTCGGTGTAGCCTTGTCTTATCATGGCACATGCCAACCCGAATAGGGTGGACGATCTGTCACCGTGTGGTTTGTCGGCTGTTCTACGTGGACCGTTTCTTCTGATTGCTTCTGCTAGTCCTGTGAGTCTGCGTCCTGTGTAACTGAATGATTCTCTTCTGACTGGTGCAGGTTCTGCTTGTTTATATAGGGTGTGTACGTGTTCCCATTGTTCAGCGGTTACTCTGGTTGGTAATGCTTCTTCTACGAAGACTCGTGATGGAACCATTGAGAAAGAATATTCTAGGTTATTCATTTCTTGTCTGCCTGCTTCGTGATCGTGTGGGTATGGGAGTCTCAGTCCGTTGCCGAATCCTTTTCCTGTTAGTTCTATTTGTTTAGGGTTTACTTCTTTGATGGGTGCATCAACTATGTTGCATGCTCCTATTAGTCCTTCTCTGACTTTACGTGCAGGGAGTGGTTTTTGAAAGAATACCCACAGGTGGTGTCCTTTTGATCTGGATGTTTCCACCCATGATTTGACACCTAATTGTTTCAATAGATTGTATACATTGTTGGCGTGTTTAAAGGATTCTGCCATTCCTTCGTCCCAATCGACGCAACCCCAGTGAACTACAAGGCTCTGAGAGCCGTCTGTGGGGTCCTCTAAGGCGATGAGAGGGTAAACCCCTATGCCTGCATCATTTTCTGTTAGGTGAGCCTCCACAGCCCTCAGGAAAACGTCCCCTGTGGCATTAAAATGTGTGCCATCTGTTGCCTCCATAGGAGCGAAGTAGCCGTCTTTGTGTGATTTGGCTATCTTCCCCCCTTGGAATAGTTCTGCGAAGCCTTCTATTGTTTCTGGATTCATATGTATACCTCCACAAAAGCGTTGCATGAGGGGCAACTCAGGTTGGTTACCATTGAGTACGATCCGTCCATGATGGCTGGTCTAAGGTCATCATCTAGGTCGTGGTCTGCACCCCATATGAGTTCTGTGTTGCAGTGCCAACAGTTCATCGTTGCGCCTCTGGTATCAGGTTCTCATGGTATGGGTGTACATGCCCTGCTGTTGGGTCCATGTAATAGGTTTGGTCTAATAGTTTCGCTGTGCGTTTGTTTTTACACAGGTTCATATTAACGGAGTTGGCGTGGTAGAGGGTTTCCCAGTCGGACAGGTCTGTTCTGTCTTTCTTTCGATAGACTTCTAACACGAAGATGGCTTCTTGCTCACCTCCGTATCTACCTCCGTACAGTCCGGCTGATTTTCCGGGGTCTGCGCTGCCTCGTCCTGCTTGGTGAACTAGCCCTATTGGTACTCGTTCTTCTTTAGCCCAGCGTTTAACTGCTTGGGCTTTTGATGTGACTCCTGTTGCGTCTGCGTCCCCTCCGGGTAGCAGTTCTAGGTAGTCGATCATGCAGAATGAGGGTTCAGCACCCCACCATGCTCTGGCTTCTTCCATTACCCGACTCATTTCTGTCAGGTTGATCGCTTCGTCGATGATGGCTACACGAGATAGTTCTTGTGTTGCTGCACGTTCAAGGTCAGACAGGGTGTCTTTGTCCCCTGCTTTGATTGCGTCTTCGACTTCTTCTGATGAGCGTCCTTTGAGTAAACAGAACAGTTTCATTAAAACTAGTTCTCTTGGTTCATCAAGGGAGAAGATTACGGCATATGAGTCGTGTTGGTTGATCAGGTTCCACACTATGGAATTTAAAAGTATTTGACTTTTACCTGTGTGGCTACGTCCGATAACCATCATAACTTCACCTCGACCTATACCTCGGGTCGCCAGATCAAATTCTGGAAACCCAAGGTACCAGCGTTCCGTTGGGTTCCTGATGAACCCGACCAGACTCTCGACTACGGTGGATGAGAGTGGGAAACGCTTAGGTCGTTGTGGTGACGTATCTTCTATCTCTTCTGAAGTTGTGTCGTCCGCTTCCTGTTGTGCTTCTGCCAGTCTACGTGCGATCTCTTCTTCTGAGTGAAGTACCGCCATGCCCCCTACTTAGCGAAGGACTTTTGTTTGATTTGTCTACCTATTTCAAGGAGTTCCTCTGACCCTTTGCCTGTCTTTGGGCAGACAAACCATTCTGGGAATGCGGCAGAGTTCTCTTTGTCACGGTTGATTAACCAAACGCCTGTACCGTTAGGTCCCTTCTTTCTGTAAGCGGGACGGCTGGCGTTGCTTTCTACGCCGCTAACAATGTCAGGCCAGTTGACAAACCAGTTGTCTGAGTTGTCCATTATGTCTCGCCATACTTCTTCACCA